CCTGCAGGATAAACACAATAGATTGTGTGTGTTCCACTACTAAATGTTTGTCTGGTGGTATCTGTGAAACTAGCTTGAGTTGCAAGAATTGTAGTTCTGGTAAGAGTTGTGGAGTCTGCACTGAGTGTACCCAAGCCAACTTCCCACTTTGTACCGTCTGCATCTTCTAAAGCATAATACGTTGTATTGCTATCAAAGGTTGCATCTGCATCGAAGGCTACATAGCCAGACACTGCACCAGTAAGTGCCATATTGCCACTTGTTCCGGTACAAGTCTCTTTTACTCTATCTTTAAGTATTAAAGCCATTGCCTCTGCTCCTTATGAAAAATTAAGCAAAGGTAATGTCTAAATCACCTGCTGAAATAATGAACTGATCGCCATTCTCTACAAATTTAGTAGCTGATAGCTGTCCGTACAAAAGGACGTTTCCGCCAGAGGATGCGTCTGCGACAAATAGCCCTGATACATGACCCCATTCATTTGACGCAGCAGCAAAATTTACAGCCTGTTCATTATCGGTAAGACCGTTAGTAGACCCCGCGCTCCAATATGCATCACCCTTAATACCAGACGATCTAGCGTAAGAACCTCCAGAAAGCTCATGAGTCAAAGTGCCAGCTTCTAGCTGAGCCGCATCATACTTTCCAACTAGACCAACATAAATGTTACTAGGTGCAGAAAAAGCTGAGCTTCTCAAGAGGTGGTCTATGAGTTTGTTTTCTAAATAATTTGACATAGCAGTCATATCAAAATACTCCTATTAGTTATAATGTTAATTACCAGCCGTCGCTGGCGTGATTCTATAGTACTATTATCCCCGCCTCAACCTTATCTACATTTATATCATCTATAAATGGCCTGTTGTCAAGAGCGGCTCTTCCATCAACTTCTTTGTTTTCATTTCTAACGTCGTCAACATTAACTCCGCTTATATCCCAATATGGAACCTGCCATTTTCTTCTCGCTACTATAACCTCGTCACCAGCAGTTACGGGATTTTGTCGATCTACAACAGTATCCCCAGAAAGCTCCTGAATAATTCCTCCTGCATTGCCTCTGCAATTCATAGTATAAAAATGTCTTTTTTCTAGTGAAGTGAATTTCCAAGATGTATTATCTTGTTTAAGATTATTAGAGTCTGACTCGATGTGATTCCAAATAACATCAAGATCTACGGGTCTAGATCCACTATACCAAACCTCAGAACCAGTAGCGCCAAAAATTTTATGGCGATTACTCCTTAGTCTTCTATCTAAGTAATCTTCTATCCATATGGCTTCTCCGTCTGAGTTCGGGGAATTGCTTATTACATCTTGCTCTGAAGTGAGAAGATTTGTTCTTCTGGCTGAATTTGTATTTATTCTTTCGATCTTATAAAGACTACAGGTTTCCATGTATTTCATCAATAGTGTATCATTATATCTCAATCCAGATACTGAATCTAAATTAAAATTATCTACACTGCAAATAGATTCAGCGTTAGCCAATAATATCCTATTATTAGAAAACGCTTGAATAATGTCGCCATCTTTATATGATTTATCACCATCTGCGCTGTTTATTTTTATCAATAGCTCCATAGTGTATGCTCCTTTTGATTACTTTGGACTACTCTTATATACACAAAAATAATAAAAAAACCGCCCTATTATCTCTAACAGGACGGTTCTTATTAAACTTGAGCATACAAGTATTAGAAGGAGCCAGCGAGAACTCTTCTATTGTCTAGTACACCGAAGCCAATTTCGGCCCAGCCGTAGTAACCTTGACGTTGGTGTCTGTGAAGAGCTTCGTCTTCATAAACTTCAACCTCTTTCTTAACTGGCATTACGAAACTATCGCTAGAGGCTTGATCCAAGCCAATAACAAGTTCAACATCGCCAGTAGCGATAGAACCACCAAGATCACTAGTAAAGTAATTCTGGTATTCTTGATTATCGCCCAACTCAAACAAGTCGTGCAGGTTAACTCCGAAGAGTCTCGTCATTGGAGCTGCTCCGTCAGCTGCCACGTAAATTTCACGACGTGAAACTTCGTCAAGCTGATCGACACCCCAGTTACGGATATCTTCGATGGCTTCTGGAGACAGGTAAATGTCAGTCAATCGGCCATTAGCAGTAACACTGTTACCACCGCCGTTACGACGCATAACTGTCTTCATCAGAGATACCAAACGCTTTGTGAACTGACCAGCAGCGGCGTCGGCATCGTAGACCAAAATATTTCTATCAACAGAGGCGGCTAGCAAAGTGTGCCATCCGTCGTCATTGATTTTCTTAACAAAAGATGCTTCCAAAACTTGCATTGCACGAGCAATAACGTTCCAGTTAGCTTCACGGGCATACTTCAGCAAGAAGTCAATCGAGCTGGTAATTCCGTAAGTGTTAACCATGACGTAATCGCCTTCGACGCTACGTTCTGGAATACGACCATGACCCGGATTAGTGTAAGCGATGTGCTCACTTTCTGTTCCCGGTGCAAGAAGGTCGAGTGGAAATTCAGGTGTGGCACCCGGTTCAAGTGGCATAGCTTCATAAATGGAAGTTACAACATCACCGAATAAAACACCTTTGCGCAATGGTGTTTCCAAAGCCTTAGCGATTTCTCGCTGGGCTTCGATAGCCACTGCTTTATCTGAACTACCGGATTGCTTTAGCAATGCGATAAATTCATCAGAAGGACGTTCTTTCATATTCATTATCTTATTCTCCTTTATGAGCTATAATTAGGGTAGGTTGATTTCTACTTTGGCATATCCGTCTTCATCTTCAGTAGACAAGAATCGACCAATAGCGGAAACAGTTCCGTCACCAACAATGTCTGTGATTGAAAGGTTACCACTATGTGCCGGGAAGCATTGTGCTCCAGCAGTAGGTGAGGTGCCTTCAATACTGTTAGTAACAACATAACCTTTGCGAAGGATTGTAACTTTACCACCCTTCTGTACTTCGTCTTTGTGTTGGTTAATATGTTGACGAGTTAAGTCAAGATTAACCATATCGTTCAACAAAATACCCAAAGGCACTTTACCGGAAGCCGTTGCAGAATAAGTAGCCAAGGCAGCGCCTTGATCCATAGCCGCACCAGAACCAGCAGTGCTCATTGAAACAACACCACCTCTAGTAGCTGTTTCATTCATGAAAAAGCTAATGTCGGTCTGCAGTTCATTTCTGTCTGATTTAAGAGCCATTATATATTTCTCCTTGTTAAATTACTTAAGGTTCGCAGTTGATTTTAGAAGAGAACCAAACCATTCGCTTGCGGTAGAACGAAGTTCTTCGGAAGAATCTTCATCGTCAATAGCTTCTGCCATTGCAATGTCTTCATCTTCTACAGCTTCTTCTAATCCTTCTGCTTGCGCTTCAGCTTCTGCTTCGTCCACTTCTTCTTCAAGAGGTTCCACTTCAGCTCTTCTCTTATTCATTGCAGCTGGAGCTTCTTTCTCTTCATCTTCTTTTTTATCCTTCTTTGCAAAAGGATTTTCTTTGTCATCTTTCTTTTCCGCTTTCTCTTCTTTCTTCATTGCGCCCTTTCTTTTAGTCATGGCAGCAACAACAAAATTGAAAGTTTCTTCATCAAGATTTTCAAATTTAGCAATAGCCTCATCCAGTTCTTCACCTTCAAGACCTGCTTCAGTTAAAGCAGCAACTCTCTTTTCGAGTGCAGCAGCTTTTTCGATTTCAGCAACCTGAGCGATTGCTTCTTCTTTAGCAACTTCAGAAGCTGCTAAAGCTTCCTCAAGTTCTTTAACTCTTGCTAGAGCTTCTTCTACCTGAGCTTGGACTTCGGCAATAGCCTGATCCTTAGCAGAAATAGTTTCTTCAAACTTCTGCAATTGACTTTCAATCGCTTCTGTCTTCTGAGTTTCCATTTCCTGCCTCATAGTTTCGTTGTTGGTTCGAGCTTCAGCTAGTTCAGCTTTGACTTCCTCCAACTGTTTCTGTAAAACATCGGACATTTTAGTCTCCTTTATTGATGAAACAGCAACTAGTTCACTATCATTTTCACTAAAACTTTTACTGTCATTTAAAATGACACTTCGAGGATTAGCAGGTTTAGAAACCAAGCCCTTGCCAGAGAAAGATATATTTCTTAATAATCTACCCACTGTATAACCCTCATACTTCCCTGTTCCGCCGTAAGCGCGAAGATGCTTTGACAAAAACGCCGAAGCCTCTTCCCTTCTTACAATTTTGCTTGCACCCGTTTCATCTCTCAGTGCGTAATCAAAATTTGGGAACAAACATTCCATAGATACATACCATCTATTTCCTTCCTCAATCTCTTCTATTATACTATTCATTCTTTCTCTCAGCTCTGGATCGCTCCAAGACTTATATAAAACACCCTGTGTAATTATATTAAAGTCCTTTGGTTCGCCAGCCTCTGCGAAAGAAAGATCGCCATCTAAACTGTTTCCTTCAAAGTCAACAACATAGTTGGCGGTTATGTGACCAATTATATCTTTTTCATTATGCATATAATTGAATTGTTTATCTTCTGGAGTGGAGCGTGCTTCCCACATTTCTTGTGCGTTGAAAACATCGTCATTCTTATTCCACCCAGTACTAACCAGAACAGAACTTAAATAATATAAGTCTATCTGTTCTTTATTTTCGGCCTGAGTATCTTCTAGACCTAAAAAATTAAGCGCTAACGCACGGTCTTCTTCGTATTTACCGGCGGTAGTACTTAGTGTATTAGTTTCAGAAATAACAGGAGAGCAATACGCAATCGTCGTATTGTTTTCAATGAGATTCTGAAGACCATCTTTTATTTCTTGTGCATATGCTTTCATATAAAGTCTCCTTACATGATAATACACAAAAAAAGATTTTTATGTTTATTTTTGGCTAAAAACTAGGAGAACGATGCAAATGTAGAAGCATAAATGTATCTCATTTCATCAATGCTTGGTTTTCTATCTTGAGTTTCAGAAAACTTATTAACCGCACTACCTACTTCAAGACTAAAAGATTCTGATGGCCTCGTGTTGGAGTCGATGATTTGCTTGATCATGTCAGCATCTATTTCCATGAATGGCTTTATACCTGTAAGTATACATAATTTAAGATGTTCCAGTTGATCAAATTCAGACTTTGTTAGGCTTCTAGCGTTCTTTTTGTCGAAGTGCGCCAAAGCCATTGGTGTAACTAGCTCTGATATTTTCTTCTGCGCTTCGTAAGCCCAAAGGGTTGCGGCTACATTATCGCTGCTTCTTGGAAGAACCCTCTTTTGCTTTCGTTTTTGTTGATCTCTAGAGTTAAATGGTCTACCGCCCTCTGGATTTTCAGGCTGTTGATTGTTATTATCTTGAGGTGGACCAACCTCAATTCGTTCTCTTTCGGGGGATTTATCCTCAACTATCTCTTCTTCGGCAGGAGGTAGTCCAAGACTTTCTAAATACATGTCTTGATCTAGCGCATCTTTAGTCATAGCTAGTTTAGCAATGTCCTGTTTATGTTGAGGGTTGTGGAAAGGACCCGCTTTCTTAGGGGCTCCCGCATCGTTTGTTCTAGTTCTTTCTTCTCTTCTCACTCTAATTTTCTCAATAGTAGGAAGCTCTCTAAATCTTTCAAGTAATGTTTCGTGAGATATAATATCTCTATCGGCAAGCTGTACAAGAAGCTGTTTCTGTGCGGCTTCGTCAGAAAGTATAATTGAGTCAAAGTGGATTTCTGCCGGGAACCTAAAACCCATAGCCTTTTGTACAAGCTTAATTTCATTCATCCAAAAGTCTTTAAGTTTTTCTCTTCCGTATTCTAGTCTTTCAACCAAAGTCTTGAGGCTAACATAGTTATTGCTATAGCCCCCACCGGAAGCGGCTCCTGTTAGCGTTGGAGGAATGCCGAGTCCGGCATATATACTAGTTAGCACTGGCTGATATTTCTCTGCTCCTAAGAATTTGTATACCTGTGTGCTGCTTTCTTTGAAGTCAATTTCAGGACCCCATACTAAGTCCATAGTACCACCGCCCACATTGCTGGCGAGGATGTCTCTTAATTTATTAATAGCGGCTTTAGTAGGGATAATCTTGTGATCTAAATCGCCAATTCTCCAAAGTCTCACATTTGATATAGCTCCATCTAAAGCTGCCAAATCTGCTAGCTTCATCTTTTCAAGCATTACGATATCATCTAAAATAGCGTATATCATAGGATTTGACCAGACGTTCCAGTCATCTTTTTTGTAGTGATACATCATAAACTTGTCTTTATCTAGCGGAATCTCTCTTTCGCCCTGAGAAAACTTTTTGATAAGATAGTTTGGTAGGTCACGACCTTTTCCGTTTGCGTCCCCATTCATCATCAATGAATTCACTGTGTTCTTTGAGACCTTAAGTACATACTCAATATCGCCAGTAAACATAGCCACATCTCTATTCTTTATGCCAACGGCAAGAGGATTTAGGAAATCATATCGCCAAGGAATCTCTCTTTTTGTTACCGGGATATCTTGTATTTTCATATCTGGAGCAGCGCTGCTTCTTTTAAGTTCAGCTTCTTTCTTCTTGTTTATCTTTGCTGTTCTTCTGCGGATAGGAACATTACCACATCTGTACAGATAATTTAAAAATCTTTCTGATCTATCTAACCCACTGACCTGCTCAAACCATTTACGATAAAATCTTTCAATTGTTTTATTTGGGTGTACTAGAGTAATACCTTGAGTCGCGAAGTCGCCCATTAAGTCAATGACGTTTCTAATAATACCAACCTTTTCGTAAGCCTGCATACACATCTTAACTATTTTCTTTTGTTGGGTTGGTATAGCTTCGCCGGGACGAAAAGCATTATAGTCCCTACGATTGAAACCGGGTCTTACGGACCTTTGCGTTTCTATATCTATAAATGTTCTATTGTCATAAGCGTACGACTTCTGTATACCATCGTAAGCATTAACATTGTCAGCAGATAACTCATAAGCCTTACTTCTCTCTGCGTCGTCACCCCAAGTCAAGTATAGATCTTCTGACATTTGTATTGTTCCTTTGGCAATAGTATTGGTAATGGTATTGTAAATTACTATACACAGTATTAGTAAATATCGCCCATATTTTCTGTAAACCAAGATGGACCACTATACATCGGCCCATCATCCTGAGCGCTTTCCTCTACAGACTTTCTAGCAAAACCACCATAGTGATCATAGGTTTTTACAGTCCTCTCTACATCAAGTTGTCTTGCGCTCATGTTAGCCATAATTAGAGAAGAGTAACGGTCTTTCCTGAGTCTGCTTTTTCTTCCCGCTGCTATCTTTACTTCTGGTGTATCCCATCTTTCTCTACCAGTTCCTGTTTGCGTCATAATAATCATAGAGAGTTCATTCTTCAGTTCTTCTATTTCCATAACACAGTCTTCCAGTGTATCGTATATTCTACCTTCAATATTATCTTCTTCTGCAGATAGACCAAGACTAACTGAATCGAAATCTGGAAACAACACTAATTTATCTTCAAAGTCTTTTCTAAGGCCGTGATTCGCCTCTGCAAGCCAATCGTACTTTGCGAATTGGCACATTTTCAATATGTGTAAACCGGGCTCGTCATCTGTGTCCTTGGGCTTATCGTAGTCTATAACTGGCCATATCTTTTGTTCGCCTTCTCTTACTTTGTCTTTATCATGTAGAGCTTCCATAACAGCGATACCACCACCCTGAGCATCAAGCGCGATCTCCATAC